GGGCTTATCAATATCTTGGGTGTTCAGGATTGTGTCAATGTCGCGCACGCCAATCGCTTCATACATGCGGCGGTAAGCCTCATACATGTTGTGCATCTGAGGGGCGCTCTGTGCCAACTGCAGTTGCGTCTGAGCCATCGTAATGCGCTGGGCAACAGAAAAGATGTTGGGATCTGACACAGGCAGGATGTCGATGCGGTCATCAAAGTCCATTGCCTTGATGGCGCGGCTTTCGCCGGGCACATCATACGGATATTCTTCTGGCAAGTAGTCCGCAAAACCTTTTGCCAACAACTGGAACTCCAGTTTTTGGCTGTAGTGCAAGCGCTTGTGGATCGCAGACATAACTGACGACCCTTTTTCCAACAAAGCAATTGTGGTTCCCACCGCAGCGTTTTGGTTACTGTCGCCTACCTGAATATCCGTAATGCTCGCCATGCGGCGGCCTGCATCCACACAGAAACCAAGCAACGCAAACAACGTCTGGCTTGGCTCTTTGTACGGCAAGGGCAGCAGCGAGCCGTTTAGCTCCATTCCACCAGCATCCATGTCACGCCACTCACCGGGCTGCAACGGCACGTCATCGTTCATGATGCGTGCGCCCTTGGCTTTAAAGCCCGCAGGCAGGTTAGCCAACGTGCCCGCATCGGTCAACTGACGCAACGCAGAAGAAGCAGTCTTTGACAAGCCCCCAATTAAATGCAAGAAGCCAAGGCCGTAGGAGCCCGGACCCTGCACAAGCAAATAGTGGATGTAATATTCCTTGCGTGAAGTGGTCTCGTCGCCTTCTTTCCAGTTGCGGCGAACACCAATAATTTTGCCGCTTGCCTCATCCATCGTAATGATGTACGGCAGCTTAATGCCGGTAGGCTCGTCGTCTTCGCCCATGTCCTCAAACCCGGGCAGATCGTAGTCAATCTGAAACTCTAGCAACACAATCTCAGATTGATCGCCACTTGGGGACATGCCTGTAATCTTGTCTACGTTCTCTTGTATCTGTGAGGGTGATGCCTCGTCCGTCAACTCCGCTACATCCAAATACTTGCCTGCCACCACCGCCTTGCGGTAAGCATTCTCCGACATAAACACGCGGTGCGTAATGCGCTCGCATTTGCTCATTACAGAGGAGCCATGGTATGGGATGTACAAGTCATCAGGCAACACCAAAGTGCTTACCATGCGGCCCAAAGACTCGTCATAACAAATCTTCTTAAACGCAGAGCCGCCGTAGCCTACATAGAACAACAACTGGTCAAAATCAGGTGTGTACTCAGGCATCTCGCAAGTAATCTGGTAGTTCATGAAATCACGAACACGATCAGCCTGCATCAACTTTTCACGCGTCTCTTTGCCCAGCACTTGCGTGCGCACAGGACCCCCTGCAGGCATCAGTTCTTTTAAAGCCTGTGACTGGAACTGCACAACGCTTTCTGACAGCAATGGGTGATACACGCCGCAAGCGCCCTTAAACGGCTTTGTACGCTCTTCCATTGAAAAGCCTAGCAACTCCATGCCCTTGCTGTATTGATCCTCCCACGTGGCTCGTGAGGACTTGTCTGCGTCAAATAACACAGACAACGTAGACCCTATCTCGCTTAAAACATCTTCCGGAAGAACTTCCGCCAAGTTCGCATCGTAAGGTACGTCCTCGTCCTCGTCTTCACCAATATTAACGACCACGCCTCCCTCAGGATCAAACTCAATCTCGACATCGGGCATCTCCTCTTCCGCGTCAATTTCAATATCAAGCGTCTGCCCCATTGGCAGATCGTCCGCGCTAGTTGCTTTTTCTACTGGCATTCTGTTTCCTTACAGGTATTTCTGGTGATTGTACACGTTGCGTTCAACAAGTCCACCGTTTGCAAAGCCTTGTGGATTGCCCAAGCGCCATTCTGCGTAGTCAGTGTCCCAATCTGCAAAAACCGAGTCCTCTAGGGGCTCATTGTTTCGATCTCTAACGTATGCTTTTTTTCTAACACTAGTGGGTTTAATTTGATCAAACAGTTCAAATATTGCTTTATCATCAGGGGGGCGGGAGTTATATTTACCTCGGATGTCAGTTACCACTCGTTCTGTATTTCCTTGAGGGCCTCCCGGGAGATTCTGCACCTCTACCGTAGCTACAGGCCTTCCTTTTTTATCCCGCAAAGAATAAATCTCAGCCACGCCACTATCAAATGCCTCTTTGCCGCCCGCATTGTAACCGCCTAGCCTGTTATAGCCCCCAACAGAATGGCCCATTGCTTCGCCCTCCATTGCGGTTGCACGGCTATCCGTCAATTTAACCCAGCCCAGATTGCTGTTTTCAGTAGCAGTTTTAACTGGGCTTGTCCCAAATAGCATTATCTCTTTTGGAACATCTTTCCCCTGCCTAACCCGCTCCATTGCGGCATTTAAATCTTCCTTAAACCGCAAGTTTTTATTTACCGCTATAACAGCCTCTGGATAACTCATTTTTTGCAACTTGTCCACAGGAATATTTACCAGCTCTTGTGCAACAACCTTTGGGCTCATAAAGCTCGGTACTTCATACCCTGCCATGTCAAAAATAGGCTCATCGTACTTTGAAGCCTCCAGCACCTCTGGAATACCCGCCTTTATAGCCTTCCTAGGGTGACTGAAAGGGCTTGCGTCAAACAAACGGAACACGTCCTCATCCACAGTTACTTCCTCTGGAAGTAACCCAGATCGGGCAGCCGCCTCTTGGGCCTTAGCCCGCAAATCAAGAGTAGCGGGCCTTGAGTCTATGCCCCCGGGCTTTTTGTCATCCACGTAGCCCTTGATACCTTTGTCGTAGCGGCTGACTAAATCGGTCAGGGCCTCTGGATCCCCCTCCCGCGCTGCGGCCAACATGTAACTACGAAACCCCCTTTCATCGTCAGGCAACGGCTTAATCCGACCGTCCTTCAACGCGTCGTATATTGGGTCCTTAGTAGAGGCGTAATTTTTGGAAAAATACTGACGCCCCTTGGTCATTAAGAAATCAGAAACGGCCTTGAATACCTCTGGGTTTTCTGTTTCAAGAGTTGTCTGCAAAATTGCCGTGTCCATCATTTGGTCTAAACCACCAATGACGTCGTCGGCAGGCCGTAGCGCTCCCTCCACACCCCCTGCAGGAATAATGCGGAACCCCCCATCAGTAACGTCAGTGGTAATTTGCGCCGGTTGCTGAATCATTACTCCACCGGGTGGGCGGACCGCGTACATTGGGCCAGATCCCCCCGCCTCCATTGCCCTGTTCAGCATTGCACGTGCTGGCTCAGATGTAGCTAACTCCCCGGCTCCGCGAAGCGTGGACCCCACGGCACGAGCACCAGCGGAAGGATCCAACACAGAAGTAGCTATTTCCGTTCCCATGCGAATGTCTCGCAGCGTTGGATCGGTTTCCTCCGGCGGTCGAATACCTAACTGAGTCGCTTTCTCTTTTATCCAATCAGAACCAAGTACGGGCTTTTCTACGTCGTAACCAAACGGGCGCATAGCCATAGCCGCTAGATCCACTCCGCCACCAACAAGGTTATAAGGGTATTCCCCTAGGCCGCGAAGGGCAGCAAGGGCTGCTGCAGCGTTTTCTGCATTAGGGGCTGGTGCATCCCCTGCCCTAGCCATAAAAGCCGCCTCAGGGTCCGCATATTCGCCCTCAGGGGGTGATCCTTCCGCTCGACCACGTACCTCGCCTCTGCGTAAATACAAATCACGCATGATTGCCGCTTCTTGGGCCATGGTTGGATCTACATGAGGATTTAGCGTTGCGCCAATGTCCTCTAGGCTGTAACGGCCCGGCTCAGGCTGATCCTGTGCCATGTTGCCCGTGCCAAATGCTCTTAGCTCTTTGGCACTTGTTCGGTAGCGCCTCTGGCGATCTGACGTGCTTTCGTCCGAAATGTCCAAAGGCAGATTTGTCTTAGTCTTATACAGCTTACTGTACCCGTCGTAAAACCGCTGCTCCTTTGGCGTAAGCGGCTCGCCCGCCCTTACCTTCTGAGACAGCCTTAACTGCTCAACGTCCATGGCACGGTCCGCGGAGTGTGTAAGCTCGTGCACTAAGGTTCCATAACCATCTTTTGTAAAAGTGGGAACCTCCACTACGCCGCGATCTTCGGGGTTATTGCTGCGGTAGGTAAACCCCGGGGCGTCGTAGCTGCCATTGGGATAACGACGAGGCTCCACCACCGTAGGCATCCTGTCCGCCTGCTTCAAAAACTCTAAAAGCTCCTGCCCAGCACGGGTAGGGTAATCCCTTGGTTCGTTTGGAATCGATCTTCTAGGATTGCCGGGGCTCGGCCAACTATCAGGGTCTGTTTTCTTTGTCAGATTCCTACTTCTGTAGATCGCCTCCTCCACCGCACGAGGGTTAAGCGCCTTGTAGCCCTCAAAATCCCCACTAAACGTCTCATCCGCCACCATCTCACCACCGTCGTTTTTATATTGCGGCGTCTCCAAGCGACGTTTGCGATCCTCAATCAACGCATCGCGCTGCTCCTGATCCATGGTCCATGGTAAGTTAGGGTTTCTACTAGTAGACGTGCGCTGAGCCATCTGCTTTACAAGCGCCTCCAACTCCTCACGGCTCGTGGCCTGATCCGCCAAGCCAATACCAATCCGGTTGTTCTGCACATCCATGTCGTAGTCGTATCGCGGCTCGCCAACACCAAACATGTTGAAAAACGACTCGGCATTGCTTAAACGCTCATGCGCCTTACCTAAAAACTCCGCGGCCCCCGGACCAACCTTTTGCGCCGCCACCGCAGCAGCTAACATGTGCCGCGCAGCATCCCGGCGATCATCCTGCCCCACCTCAGTTGGGAACATCTGCTCAGATGCCCTAATGGCATAACCTTCAAGGTCCTTGAGCCCCGGGTAATCATCCGTGCTTGCCTCACCGCCCTCGGCAAACCCCATACCAAATCCAAATCCGGCATCAAAACCACTGTCTGTCGCCGCGCCCACGCTTGGACCAGAACCACCAAAGTCGTTAATTGAGCCATAATCTGTGGAGGGAGCTGGAGCTGGAGCTGGAGCTGGAGAAGGCGTTCCGCCCCAGTGCTCAGAACCAGAAGCCGGGACACTTATAATGCCATGATCCTGCGCACTAACCACAGGGGCCGGTCCACTAGGCATAAAAGAGCGTGCCCCAAAAGGCGTTGTCTTCCCAGCCTCAGTAACCGCCTCATTTAAAGAAACCACAGGCGCTGGAGGCTGCGCCTCATTAGCAAAATCACTAACCGTGTTATACGCGCTATATAAACTATAAGCCTTGCCCAACGCAGGATTGATAGCCCCCAACACAGCAGGCACCGCCATGTCCGACAAAAAGCCAGTTACGTTATCTACCGTGATAGGCGCACTTGCCTCACCACCCTTAGCAAACCGCATCGGGTACTTCGCCCCCTCTGGCTGGACAGCAGGCTCCATCGCATCAAACGGACTGGCAGTCCTGCCTAAATCCAATTCCGACAAAGCATTCGCCGCCGTCGGGGCCGTATACGCCTCTTTAGGCGTATCAGTATCGTCGTCCTTATCGTCCTCGTCCGACGCCTCACCCAACATCATCGCCGCCAAAGCAGCCTGATAATTAGAACCCATGCCAGCAATGCGATCTCTAGCACTGGATCGATTACTAAGGGCGGGCGCAGCTGCACCCGCCTCTTGATCCATGGTTCGTGTTCCTTGCCCCACGGTCGTTGTCTTCACCGGCTCGCTCGTCGGATAACGCTTGCCACCCTTGTCAAACGTCTGGCGATAACCAGTCAATACCTCATTGACCGTCTTGCCCACCAACTGCGGGTTCGCCTCCATAACCTGCTTCGACACCACAGAAGCTACAGGAGCCAAAGGATCCGCCGACATCACCGCCCGCGCCCCCGTAGGACCAAAAAAGTGCGCAGCATAAATGTCAGAGGGCAAAGGCTCACGGCCCAAGAACTCCTGCATGCTCGCCTTATTACTAGACAAGATCTTCATGCCCACGCGAATGTTCTCATCTACATCGCGCTGCTTGCCCGGCTTACCACCATACTGCTTCCAAGTAGGACCCGTCACCTGAAACAAACCAGCCGCAGTTGACTCCGGGTTCTTGGCCGCAGGCCTAAAACTACTCTCAACACCCGCAATGCGCAACGCAACATCCGGATCAACACCGCTCGCCTGCGCAGCAGCCTGTATCTTTGCTACAATATCTTGGGCCATGAACCGCGGTCCTTATCTCAATAGAAGTATGCCTATTGTAACGAAAAGCTAATAATACTCAAGTATATTGTCCTGCGGCTCCTCGTCCTCATCATCGTCATCGTCGTTTAATGACAAAAAGTTACCCTGACGAAATCGCGTCCAAGCCATAACCGCCGAATCCACTTGGTCATCATTTGACCCCGCAGGAAATGACGCGCACTCCTCTACAAGCTCCTCGGCCCACTCCTCCCCCTCAGGATACCAAATCATCCCCGACTCCAACAAAGGTGCCACAGCATTAGCCCTGCTTACCTTATCTTGGCCCGTGCGACGGCCCCCGGGGCTGTACATGGTCACCGGAATACCCACCCGCCTCAGTTCCTGCTGCAACGGCGTACCCGTCGCCTTCGCCTCAATCAAAACATTGTCCGGGTTCCAGTACTTATAAGCATCCCGCGCAATCCGCTTTAACTCAGGAAAGTCCCACCGACCACGTTTGACATCTAGTAGAATCAAGTTGGGGCCCGAGTCTGCGTCAGGGGTAAATACGCCCCAAGTACTGATAACAGAGTAGTCAGCAGACTCCTTTTTCGAGTACGCCGTATCATACGACTGGATAATGTACTCACACTCCGGGACAAAATCCTTAGTCCACTTGCGCCACCACTCCCGCTTCAGAATAGCCCCCTCATCATTGGTCGGCTGCTGCTGCCACTGAGCCTGCCACTTCTTCATCCCAATACTGACCTTGACCTTCTCTAACTCCTCAAGATCCCAGTACTCAGGCCAAAGCGGCGTGTTCGACGGCAAAATAGCAGGGAACTCAATCACCTCCCACTGATCAGACTTCAACTGCCCCGATTGACGCATCAAGCGCCCCGTAAGATCGTCCGTCTTCCAACGAGTGTTAATCACAATGATTGAGCCATTAGGCTGTAATCGCTGCCGCGGACCAGAGGTATACCACTCCCAAGTATTCTCCATGGCCGTGTCCGACAAAGCATCCTGCTCGTCCAAGATGTCATCCAGAATCACGATGTCACCACCACGGCCCGTCATCGCACCGCCCTTACCAATGAAGAACGCCTCCCCTCCGTTCTTCGTGTTCCACCGGCCCGAAGCCTTGGAGTCCGCAGAAAGGCCAATGTCCGGGAAAAGCTCCCTATACCGCTCCTCATCTACAAGGTTACGGATCATGCGGCCAAAGCGCTGAGCCAGTTCCGCGGTGTGAGAACCCACAATGAGCTTTGATTGAGGCAGCTTGCCCATCAAGTAGGCAGGGAACAAGTAGCTCCCAAGCTGAGATTTACCATGGCGCGGAGGCATGGCAATCATTAGCCGCTTGCATTTGCCCTCAATGACCCTGTCAAAGGCTTCCGCAATAATGCGGTGGTGCTCCCCAACAAGCATCTCGGGCCATACATACTTGGCAAAGTCTATGAAATTGCCAGTAGCACGCTCTCGTGTTTCTAATAACTTCAACCGCAGTTCTAGGCGCAGTCGTTCGGCTTCAATATCTTGTGTGTCGTTTTGCACAGGCAGACCCTCAGGTTCTGAAATTTTTATAAGTATACCCCCCTATGGCCTTTTTAAAAACAAGGGGGGCCTTTTTGAACCCTCCCCCTTCGTTCTTGAAAGCTATTTCAGGGGCTAAATTTGAGCTACGCGCTTCGCTGGTTGAACCCGGTGCCTAAATGGCCCTCCCCCTCTCCTAATACCTAAACTTCAATATAAGAAAACAGTAGTGAGTCGGGCCCGCCCACCCCCTCCACCACCTTTAAGGGAAAAAATACAGAAGAAGAGAGAGACACGGCACGCGGCGCGTGCCGTGTCAATAGGGGTATGTACCTATTGCACGCTGCCTGCCTAATCCCTCTGCGATTAGGCAATAAAAAAGCCAGCCCCACGGGGCTGGCTTATGCGACTGGGGCGGTTGCCCCAGTAGGGGGTTACCCCATTGCGCGCTCTGCTTTCTCTTTCGCCTCGCGTGCTAATCGGTCGGCGGCCTGCAGTTCATCGGCCTCATGCTTGGTGTGTACCTCATGCTCGCCTAGCGTAATAGTCGGGCCGTTGGTGTCAACGTAGAACACCGTCTGGTATTCCGCCGCCCAGAGGCCGTGGCTCTCCACGCGGCGGAGAGTTGCCAAGTATCCAGCCAACTGCTGGATATCCTTGTTGGGCATACTGGCTGGTAGCTCCAGCGTGGTGTGACCGATAGTGATGGTTTTGACTGTATGAGTCATGATAAATATCCTTTCTGATTAAGCCCCACCGGACGGTGGGGCTGGGTCAATTATAACACTTTTGCGCTGACTGTGAAGCTCATGCTCTCCACCTTTTCGGTGACTATTTCCTCCACGCTATGCTTGGCGTTGTAGTTCATCCAATGCTCAATGAGCGAGTCGGCGTGCTCGCCCAGCCAGTCCTCCACGTCGTGGTTGTCACCGCACCAGTCGGTGATAGTTTCGTTGGCGTTGTCCTCGCACCAGTCGGACACCATCTCGCTGGCGTTGTCCGCCAGCCAATCGCGCACCGCGGCGGATATGATAACCGCGGTCGGCATACGCTCAGGCTCAGGGGCGGCGGCGGCCACCGCGGCGGACGCTAGGCTGTCGGCCTGCACAGCGTTGATTACCGTATTCAACACCACATACATGGCCGTTAACCCCTCAGGGTTTCCGGTGGTCAAGGATAACGCATAGTCTAATGCGTCGTTGATGTCCGTGCCGCGGTCGGCGAACATCCGGTTACGATACTGGGTCAAGTCAAATTTTGTCATCTCTATGCCTTTCTAGTTGCATGCACCCGGCCGGGTGCATGCCTGAATTATACCCCAGAATTACCAGCTGGACTGGTAATTAAATGTCCAATAATGGCGCCCGCTGTCCGCCAGCCCCAGCGCGTTATTGCATATATTCACCGTCAAGCGCAGGTCTTCCCAGTACCAATCATCGATTTCGGCGGCACCAAAGAAAAAACCAGCCGTCGGCGGCAGTCCGGCGGTGTCCTTATCTTTCAGGATATACGCGCACAAGTCGCGCAACTGTTCCAACTGTTTGCGCTCCACCTCATACGGGCGGCAGTTGTCCTCGCCGCCTTGAACGTGCTGGACAAACCAGCCATGCACCGCGTTAGCCTTGCGCCAGTAGCCCGCGCGATACTCCACGGCGGCAATCTCCATGCCGCCAGCATCCAGCCCCTCAATCTCTACGCCCTCGCTGTCCAGCATATTAGCGGAAGCGGTCAAATACATATCGAGTCCCATGATGAATATCCTTTCTAGTTGAACCGCACCAGCTGGTGCGGTTCAGTAATTATACACCAGAAATACAATCATTGTCCAGCCCCACGGCGCACGGTTCCCTTTCCTCCTCCCAGCCCCAGCGCTTGGCCACCGCGCACCGCCCCGTGGCGTTGTACATCCGCACCGCCATGTGGCGCGACAAGCCCCGCCACACCACACGCTCACCGCTCGCGGTTTCAATAAAAAACAAATACATCACAAACCCCCAATAGATAAAGCCCCACGGGGCACGGTTCCCGTGCCCCGAACCATGCAACACGGCGCACGCACCGCGCGCCACGTCTCACGCACCAAGCGACAAGCACCCCGGAACCGGTTTACACCAGTAAAAGCAACATGACAAAAAAGCACCTAATAAAGCCACAAGCCCCACGATTACCCGTATTTTGGGCAATTATGGGGCAGGTTAAGCAATTAGGCAGAAAGTAGCTCTAAAGCGCGGTTTTTAAGGGCAGAACCCGTGCCAAACCATGCGCTTTCCATGCGCGTATTAGCCGTGCGTCCGCGCTCATGGTCAACTAGCTCGGTAACGGCATTGAGTGCCGCCCAGCGCGTACCAGCCACGCCTTGTATGTCCGCGCCAATAGCCGCACCGTTGAACAACTGCATGATGCGCTTATATGCTTTGCTCTCGCTAATATCCAAGCGGCTTGTGTGATAGGGCTTGAGCAATTCGGCCACGAAACTATCGGCTTCGGCTGCGCTCATGGTTTCGCCTGCAAGTTGGCGGCTGGTCACCATAAAACGCTCGAATTGATTCGCCACAATACCCAGCTGTAAGCGGACGCTGTCCGGGTCAAAATTCGCGCTATGCAATACACGCACCGCGGACTTTAAATAGCCTTTCTCGCTGTCGGCTTCCCCGCGTATCGGTGCCCCGTTACTGTATCCCCCCACGGCGGCGGTTATGGTGTTATTACAAACCACGCGTATAGCGGTAAACTTTGCCACGGTTGCCATGGTGCCATCGTATGACGTGCCCAGCAAAATATAAGGCTTGACTAGGTCACCGTCCACCACCGGGGCGGCATCGCCTACTTTAGCCAGCGCCCAAACCCGGCGGCCATCGCTAAGGGCTCCGGCGGTTTCCATCTCAAAGCCCCCGATTCTCACCAGCTCGCTAAAAAAACCCATCACGGCGGACGGCTGGACGACGTTGTAATTGTCACTCACTACGGCCAGCGGTGCCCCGGTGTCGCTACGGTGCAAAACCTTGCGATTAGGCCATACTTGCGGAACACTAGCCGCGGGGCTGTCATACATCACGGGGCTTTCCAGAACCGTATAGTCTAGCCCGGCTTCTTTTGTCCACGTCTCAATTGACTGTCCGGGCGTTAACGCCTGCCCTAGTCCGTGCCATGGTGTCGCGCCTGCATAAGCAATTGCGGCGGTGCCCGTAGTTTCATCAATCATATGTGACATTACTCTATCCTTTATAAAAACCGCTACGACGTGCAGCGGTGAATCAATTTTAGCCTGAAATTAAGGCTCGCATATTAGGGCTTTCCCTTAGCTATCAAATAAAACCCAGCCAATATAAAAAATAGCCGCTACTACTAAAATTAAAATCATATCGCCACCCCCACATCACCGACGACATGGTGCCGCAACATCGAACCGGGCGGTAATGTTGCCGCGAATCTACCCAGCGCCTCCGCGTCGTTTTCCAAGCCCTTATCCTGCGCGGCTTTCCATTGAATCATCACGGGACCACTTGAACCATAGCAGCCCCCCTTTTCGGCTGCGCCGACTTTCTTTTTGCTGGTTCCGTGCGCGATAAACACCACGACAAATCCACGGTCACCACGCGCACATAGCGGGGAACCACCGCCACATTGTGCGCAGCTGAAATTGTCGGACAGTTCCGCGGGGCATTGTGCAAACTGCACGCCATGCACCTTACGCGGCCAGCTCCCCACGGTATCTAACCCGGCGGCCATAACAGCAGGGCGGCCAAGCTCTACCGCTCGCACGGCTTCCGCCACCGTCTCGCAGCTCGCATTAAAAACGGTTTTACCCTTCTTCGGCAGGGGCAGGGCTTCGGCTGGGAAATGTGAATAAGTCCACGCGATACCACGACGGGGTACTGCGTTTTCAACAGCGGCCATATATTCCGGGTCGATTTCAACGGTTCCGCAATGATTCGCGGGCATGAGTGAACAAGTGGCCGGGCAGCTCCCGTAGGGGCTAGTCTTCCCAGCGCGATAAGTTACCGCTATCGCCCCGGTTTTTTTGTTGCCTGATTGTGTGACGGTTTTAATCATCGTTCTATCCTTTCTAGTTGGTGAGGGCTTAGTATAGCCTCTAAAATTCTAAG